TCCATCTGCAGGTGAAATTAGAATAGGTGGTGAAGATATAAGTTTTACAAATAATAATACAGGTACAAATACATTAAGCGGTGGTGCAAGAGGTGTAAATGGTACAACAAAATCAACACATAGTAGCGGAGCCACGGTTCAAAATATATCCAGTTTTACTGGTTGGGGAGATCCAAACAATAGTGACCTTACTATTGATCCAGGATTATGGATTTTAGATAACTATGGTACAACTTTAATTGCTCTTATTTACAATGGTAAATGTTTTAAATGGGATGCATCTGCAGCCAACCCAACATCAACAAGAGCAACTGTATTAGCAAACGCTCCGACTGCATCACGTCACGTTTTAGTATCTACACCAGACAGACACTTAGTATTTTTTGGAACAGAAACAACCGTTGGAACATCGACAACTAAAGATGATATGTTTATACGTTTTTCTTCTCAAGAAAGTATTGATGAAACTGATTCATATACAGTAAGGGCAAATAATACCGCAGGTACACAAAGACTTGCTGATGGTTCTAAAATCATGGGAGCTATAAAAGGTAGGGATGCTATTTATGTTTGGACCGATACCGCATTGTTTTTAATGAAATTTGTTGGTCAACCATTCACATTCTCGTTTGAACAAGTGGGAACTAACTGTGGATTATTTGGTAAAAATGCTTGTATAGAAGTAGATGGTACAGCTTATTGGATGTCAGAAAATGGCTTCTTTCAATACGATGGTCAATTAAGATCTATGCCTTGTCTTGTAGAAGACCATGTCTACGATGATATAAATTCTACATCTAGAGACCTTATTAATGCTGGGTTAAATAATTTGTTTGGTGAAGTAAGTTGGTTTTATTGCACGGCTGCATCAGATCAAATCAACAGGGTAGTTACTTATAACTATCTAGACTCATCACCTAAACGTCCTATATGGACAACAGGTACTTTAAACAGAGCTGCTTGGCAAGACTCAGCAGTTTTTGACAGACCTCATGCAACATATTATACCGCTTCGGACAATGCATCATCAGATGTTATTGGAAATACGGACGGACTTAGTATATATTACAACCAAGAAATTGGAACAGATCAAATTAATGCGGGTGGTGTTACCACAGCTATTATTGGGTCAATTAAATCTGGTGATTTTGACATTACACAGAAAAGAAGTAACACGGGGGCTACCGTAGGTATGCCAGACATTAGAGGAGACGGTGAGTATATTATGAGAATTAGTAGATTTATACCAGATTTTATTTCACAAACAGGTAACACTGCAATTAAATTTAAATCAAGATTATACCCAAACAGTAGTGAAGTTACCAATAGTTTTACATGTGATTCTACTACAACTAAAAAAGATGTAAGAGTAAGAGCTAGACAAATTGCATTAGAAGTTGCTAATACGACAGCTGGTGAAGATTGGAAACTAGGAACATTTAGATTAGATATACATCCGGGAGGAAGAAGGTAATGGTTACATACACAGACCAACAGATACGAGATAAAGGTTATTTATATATACCTAAACAAAAATATTTACAAAAGCCTTTTGAGCTACCCGAGAATCAGGAACCAGTAGTTGATCAAGGTATTGTAAATACAAATGCTTTTACAAATAGTGGTAGTGGAGATGGTTTTAGTCCAACAGGAAATATGTTTGGAGAAGGAACAGCAGTTAGTCCTGTTTTTGGCAACAGTTATATTGATACAGTTAGAAGAGAAGGTGCCGATTCTTTTGCAGCATATGACAAGTTAAGTCAAGCAGGTGGAACTGCTCCAGCTGGAATGTTTCAAACTGATTATTTTCCTGGAACTGAAAATGAATTAGTAGATGCAATGGGAAGAGTAGCAGGTGAACCAGGGTATAATCCTAGCATGGATTATTCTGAAGATGCTTTTCAAAAAGCAGAAGATAAAAGAGGGTTTTTATCTAGGTTAATGAATAATGCTAAACAAAAAATGACAGGTCTTCCCGACTGGGCACAAGCTGCAATAACAACTGCAGGAATGTTAAATCCTTTTACAGTTATTCCAAAACTTCTCGGTATGAGCACTGGAGATAGCGGCCCTAGTTATGGTATAGCAGGATTAACTGATAGACAAAAAAATATGTATGATTCGTTAGCTTCAGAAGGAATGTTATATGAAACACCTGGTGGATACAAAACTTTTGATGGTAAAAACTTTAGTCAATTTGATCAAGAAAGTATTAAAGATTTTTATGATAATAAAATAAATAGATTTGGCAGTATTCAAAACTATAGAGATTATTTAGAAGAAGGTGGTATAAAAAAAGATCCTAAGAATGTAAAAAATTTAATAAAAACACTAAAAATGTACGACCTTGCAAATACATCTGATAAACAATTTACAGATTTTAATAGTGAAACTATAAAAGACCCTGCTATAACAGCAGATTTGGTTAATGAATTTGCCACTAATAATGATAGTGGTAGCGGGACTCCGCCTGGTTTTGGAATTACTCCTCAAGGAAATTATGTAAATCAATTCGAAGGAGGGGATCCAGGTCAAGGTGGAACAACGAGTGGTGCAACTGGAACAAAAGACACTTCTAAAGGTGGTCAAGGAACTGCTTCATATGGTCAGTCTTTTCATGACTATGCTAAAGGTGGTAGAGCCGGATACTTCTATGGTGGTAGAGTAAATTTTAAATACGGAGGACTAGCAAGTATTTTATAATGGCAAAAATTGTACAATCATTAACTAGAGCTGAACCAGAATACAATCAAACTAACTTACAATCGTTAGTCAGGGATTTAGATGCAGTAATTACAAAATTAAATTCATCTTTTCAAGATGAGGTTAAACAGGAGATAGAAGCTAAAAGTTTCTTTTTAGAATAATGGCAGTAGTAAACCAATATTTATTTGTAGGTATAGACAACAGCACAGCAGGAAGTGCATTAGTTCCATTTGGAGCTAGCAATCCTACAGTCAATGAAACATATATAATTAAATCATTACTGGTTACATCTTCTGGAACACCAACAGTGACAGTTTTAAATAACAGCATTACAGCTATAAAATCAGCACAGTTGACAGCTAATACAACTAAAGAATTATTGACCCAACCAATGATTGTAGTAGGCGGCACATCATTTACAGTACAATCTAGCACAACAGATTCGTTTGATGTAGCTATAAGTTATTTAAATATATTAAAGGAGAAAATAGACTAATGGATACATATTTAGCAAAAGTAGAAGAAACATATAGACACAAGGAAACAGGTGAGGTTTTTAAGGAAAGAAAAGACTGGGAAGCTAAAGGTTATAAGGCAGAAGAGATGGCACAGGATGTAAAAGTTATCATGCCGCCTCTTGATTTGTTTAGTAAAACCAAGTAAACATAGGAATTAAGGTAAATTTATGGCAATATCTAGAATGCAAGAACCCCAACAAATACAATCAGGAATAGGTTCCTTACAGGACCCTAGACAAGGTTATTTTTTAGGTAAACTTGTAAAGAAAGCTGGTCGTGCTGTAAAGAAAATTACTAAAAGTCCTTTAGGTAAACTAGCTTTACTAGGTGGTGGTGCATATTTATTAGGTGGATCTTCTTTGCTTGGAGGTGGTGGTCTTAAAGGTGGTTTAGGTAATTTTGCAAATTTATTTGCAAAAGCTAAAGCAGGTTTAGGAACAGGTGGCAAGTTTAGTACACTTGGAGATATGTTTAGAGTAGGTGGAAAATCTGGTGCAGATTTTAGTGTTCCTAGAATGTTAGCCGGTGGCTTAGGTGCTACAGCTATTGCAGCTCCATTTTTAATGGGTGGTGGTGATGATGAGGACGAAGAACCAGCAGAACAAATGGACCCAAGATACCAAGTGCAACGTGCAAAAAATTATTATAGCGGTGCAGGTGATGCAGGTGCTGGTTTAGATTTTATGCCACAGAAAAAATATGTAATGCAAAATTTTTATGCAGCTGATGGTGGTCGTGCAGGTTATGCTAACGGCATGTTGGTAGAAGACGAAGAAGAAGAATTTATAAGATCGGGTGCAGGTCAAAGAAAAAGAATGCCTCAAACATTTTTAAACATGGGTGGTGGTGCAGGAGATGCACAAGCTGAACAAATGCTTATGATGGAATATGTTAAGTACAAAAACAAAGGTGGTAATTTATCTTTTGAACAATTTGTAAAAGCCGTGATGCAGGCATCACAACAACCAGAAGGTGCGGGTATGG